CTATTTATGCTTTCAATTGTCACAGGAGATGATTGGGCGGGGTAGGTTATTTTTCAGATGGTTCTTGTTGGAATTTGTCAGAAATTTGTTGTTTTAATTCTTCTATTTTGATTATAAGTCCACGTTGTCTTTCACGTGATCTTTCTGCCAAACCTTCACAAGCTTGTACAAATCGTTCTCGCGCAGCTTCTTTTTCTTCTTCAGTCATTTTCAGCAATCATTTGATTCTAAAATTTGTTGTTTGATTTCCAAATTTTTTGCTGTAGCAGAAAGACGTATTGCTTCAAGTCTTTCAATCATTCCTTCTGTTGCTTGAAGAAATTTTTCACGAGCAGCTTCTTTTTCTTTATAACTCATTTTCTTTTTGGTCATGATATTTCTCCTTTATCGAAATTATAGATTCATCAAACTTTTTTGTCAACTTCTTCAATGGCTATGGCTGCACGAGCTTCCTTAATTTGTTTGAGTAAATCATTTCGGTCAAAAGTGGTGACTTCACCATCGATTGCTGTTGGTTCAGATGCTGCGGGAGACATGCGATCCAAACGAAGTCGGTCTAATTGTAACTTCATCAGCTTAAGTCTTTTGTCAACCTTGCTGTTACGCGCATCCAAACTTATTTTTAACATGGTTGCAGCACTTTGGAATATTTCAGCTGAATGTCGTATTTCAACATTTTCACCCAACTCTTTCATGTCTGTATAACCAGTTAATGCTAACTGACTGATTTCATCCATTTCACGATCATGTTGATCCAATTCAATTTCAGGCTCTGATTCAACAAAATCAGTGTCTGACAGATCTTCTTCATTCAACTCGGCATCTTCAATATTGAATGTTTCTTTTAGTTTTTCAAAACGACTCATCGTTTGCCCTTGTTCCTATAAATTTGGTCTTCTGTTAAAATATTAAACTTGATATTATTTTTTTGACACCAGCGGATTGCAGCTTCCCATTTAGCAGAATTTAAAATTTGTGCACTTTTATCTCGTCGACTTTTAGCGAATTCAGCTAATGTTTCCTTTTTAGGTTTGACTTCTATTAATTCCGCATGCGTTTTCCCACGCTTGTCAATATAAACAACTAGAAAGTCAGGTATGTATTGTCGCATTTCTCGTGTGTTGAACGGGTTTTTATAGGGTATTTTAATAGCTTCGCTGGCCCATTGTAACACACTGGGACTAGTATCAAAGAACTGCATAATAGTCAATTCCCAAGCACTGCGATAAAATGGATCTGGTTTGCCAATCAACTTTTTGGGATTTTTGGGAATAAACGTTCCTTGTGTAAATCGACTTCGATTGTCTTCGGGAGCTTTTCTCATTTGCCGCCTGCAATTGCTGCTGAAACTGCACCAACTAACAACCGATTGTTTGCCCAAGCTGGAGTAGTATTGATTTCAAATTGTGCAATTTGACTGCCAGCATCTCGCAAGCTATTAATTGACGCTAGAAAACTGGTTTCAAAAGCACCATTTTTAAATAGCTCATATATACCAACGCCTGTTTGACTACTATAATAAGCTGCAATGGCAGCTAATGTTTGTGTCATTTCCACAGGTATATTTGAATCACCAAAAATACCCAACGCATGATTGTAGGCATTGGTGCCTATTTGTCCTGCATAAACAGCTGGATTTTGATTCAACATGTCACTGATAGCATCAATAGGAACTGTTTTTCCTGTGTTATCAACATAACTTGTTGAGCCATTTGTGGTTGCAGCACTAATAGTACCAGTATTCAGTTGTATTTGTCTAGCAAGGCTATTTTTTGTTGTTGTCATGAGTTCCTCAGAAAAAGTCTAATGCATCAGTATCAACTGCGTCTGCTGTTTGAATTGCAGCACCATTTGAAATTGCAGTGTTTGAATCAACCGCAGACAGGGGATTTGATTGAGACAATTGTGATACTACAGTTGGCACAATACTGACCAACTGGCTGCTGGTTTGTGCAAATACAATGGTTGGATCAACAGATCTAATTCCCCAATTAAACTTACCAAAACTTCCCAACACATTGGTTGGGGATGAAGTAACCAACCCACTAGTAATAGCATTAATTATTCCCGAATTGGATTGTGGCAATATATTTTTAAGAGGCGACACGGCTCCTCCAATCAGATTATTTACTAGTGTTGAAGAAAAACCCAGTCTAGTAGATATACTATTTGTCAGTGAATTTAATAGGCTATTAGGAGAAGACAGGCGCTGCAATAGACCATATGCATCCACCGCCAATTGATTATTGATGGGACGTGGAACGTTTTCCGGTTCAACAGTGACATCTACTGTGAATCCCATTTGATCAATTTGCTCTTGTGTTAGGAATTCTCCGGTTGCAGCATATTCGATAAATTCATAGTCGAGTCCCATACTGACTTCAGTCGTTTCGGCACCACTAGCAGAATCAAACCTCTGCCATTCAATTCTAGTAATACGAGGATTGATATAGTTGATTTGAGTATATCGGCCACCAAATATAGCATAAATTTCTATTTGTTGAAAAAAGTTTTTGGCTTCATTGATGGGTCGAAAACCCCACCCACTGGAATCATAAAAACTGGATTCTACCAAAGCTGAATGTTTTGCAGCATCTGTTTTGGGACGACTGTCACCAAAATAATATTGGAAATATTTTAGCCAAATGGAATGCATTCTGTCATCAACTGTGTCATGAAATGTGATATTAGTTGGTGCGTATTTGACTTTGTTATATACCACTCGTTTTCTGTTGTATTCATTTACTTCTATGGTCTGCATATCAATACTTGGTCGATCAATTGATTTGACCATAAAACTAATACCATCTCGCCAATCCCCCAAATAAGTTAGTTCAGGATAAATTGCTGTCACTGTGGAATCCACAACAAAGTTCACATAGTACATGAACTTGGCGCGAGGGATTGCTCGCATTTGTTGTCCAGCAGCGTCTGAACCAAAGAAATGATTGGCCAGTTGTTTATTTCTAAACAAAACAGGGGGTGATGTAGTGGGTATTGCCATACGACTATTTATGGCTCAAAAATTAACCTATCAAAACACCAGCGGCTGTTGGTGGTTGTGAAGCAGGCATAATTGTTTGATCCTGTGTCGCGTTATCGAATCGGACTGTCATGTTGATGTCAAGATAACCAGTGGCATCACCATAGTCAAATTCATCATACCCAACATTTTTCAAAAAACAGCCTTCTAAATACCAGTTTTCCAATACACCATCAATACCACCATCCAAAGTTTCAATTTGCATGAAAAACTTGTAGTTGATACCAGCAAGTGGACTTGTTTGGTCGAAATGGTTCATTTGCTTTTGCAGTTGAGCACCAACTAAACGAGCAGCACTATTATTGACATCATCTCGGATACTTAGTGTGATAGTTGACCATTCTCCACGCCCGGCAAAATACATGATGTTATTATAACTTGTGGCAGAAGCTTCACCGGTATCAAATGTTGGACGACCAACCTTCATTACTTGTCGCGTAATGTCTAGAGCTGAACCAATGGGTCCAAAGTTTTGTAGACTTACTCTAAAGCGATGTTTGAACTTGGGCGCAAGCATACCATTCCCACTTGATCCAGCTACAAGTGGTACGCCAAATTTACTGAGTGTTGGTTGATAAGCCATTATTATACTCCTATTTTCAAACTATTTATCAGTTTGAAAAATTCTGAAAAAACTACCGCTTTAATTGTTTTTAGTTCAGTAATTGCCATATAATTATTGAATGACAAAACAAATCGTTTACGTAACTGGGTGTGCTGGATTTATTGGTTTTCATGTTGCCAGACAATGTTTAGAGCAGGATTGGTATGTACGAGGTATAGACAATGAGTCATTTGCTTCAGATCCCGACAATATTCGAGAACTGTTGACTTATCCCAATTTCGTCTATGATCGGCTGGATATCAATGACATTCAACATTTGTATGATGCAAACTATATTATCAATTGTGCAGCATCCACTCATGTGGACAATTCCATAATTGAAAATGCCAGTTTCTTACACAATAACGTAAATGGCGTACATCGACTATTGACTTTAATTCAGTATAAAGCTCGACGTCCCACTTTAATTCATTTCAGCACAGATGAAGTCTATGGAGATTTGGAAACAGGTTTTAAAACAGAACAAGATTTATTATGTCCATCCAACCCATATGCTGCTACCAAAGCAGCGGCTGATCAATTGGTATTAGCTTGGCATAGGACCTATGGAATTCCCTATATCATTATTAGGCCCACGAATAATTATGGAACTCGGCAATATATTGAAAAATTTATCCCTTCAATATTCAAAAATTTGAATTTGGGTAGAAAGATATTACTTCATGACCAGGGATTGCCACGCCGGACTTGGCTTCATGTGGAAGATACTGCGTCTGCTATTATTCATTTAATTAAATCCGGTGTTCAAAATGACATATTCAATATATCAGGTAACTACGAAGATCAAAACATTAATGTGTTGAAAAAAGCTTTGTTGTGTTCAGGAATTGATCCCGATTGCTACATAGATTATGTTGAAGCAGTGACACGTCTTGGTCAGGATGTTAGGTATGCAATTGATGACCAAAAGATCAGGAATTTGGGATGGGATAATCAATTTAACTTTGATCAAGAACTTCCTCGCATTGCTAATTACTATAGAAACAAATTTATTTGGTGACAATGCGAGTAGCGATACAAATATCAGGCCTATTAAGATACAGTGATCAATCAGTTAATTCACTAATAAGACATGTTATTGAGCCACTTGAAGCTGATGTTTTTGCCAGCTTTTGGAAAACTGATCCCAGCTATATCACTAGTTGGCAAACACAAATTAAACCAAATTTGATTGAAATTGAAAACTGGGATTTAATTAAACCAACTTTCAATCAATTAAGCAAATATCCCATTTACTCAAATTTGATTTCCATGTTGTGGAAGTTTTATCAAGTTAATAAATTAAAATCTGCTTATGAGTTATCTAATAATTTTGCATATGATGCGGTCATACAGCTACGTTCTGATGGGTTGTTTTTTGAAAAATTCCCGAGAGATCAATTACAACAGGCTGTTGAACAAAAAAATGTACTGACTACATTGCGGTATAGTGAAAATATTGATCCTTTTATTTCGCCTCGAATGGCAGATACTTTGTTTTGTGGACCAACTGAACTAATGAATCAGATTGCGGGTTTTATATGGCATCTGGAAACTCAATTAAAGACCAATGAAGAACAAAACACACATTATTTTTCTCAAGTGCCTGAAATACTGCAAAGTCAAATCTGGAATTCAAATAATATTTCAGTGACTAAATTAACTGGAAGTGGTCCTGAAAATAACTATCATTGGGATTTAGACCCAGGAAGGAAATAGATGGCTCGAATATTATATGTGGTACATAGATATGGATTTCCGGGTGGATCAGAAGTCTATACACAAAACATGGCTGAAGAAACTCAATTACGTGGACATGATGTCAGTGTATTGACTGGTGAAACCAGTGCACCAATGATAAATGGCATACCAGTATTGTTGGACCCTAATGTGGTTATGACACAACAATGGGATTTGATAGTAGTTCATGGTGGAAATGTTCCCATGCAAAATTTAATACTTTATCACTCAGCTCAAATACCTAATCCTATTCTCTACCTGCAAATATTACCAAGTGACACAGAAGTATGTCAAATG